TAGGGACCGCATCGTTGTATGAAAATTTATCTGGTAATTGTAATGTTGCTATAGGTAGAAACACTTTACAAAAAAGTACAATCGCGTGTTATAACACCGCGGTTGGTAATGACGCGTTGAGATATAACACCACCGGTGTGTGTAATACAGCTTTAGGTTACCTGGCGCTTAATACTAATACTACCGGTAGTAATAATGTTGCTATTGGAGTCCTTGCTATGTCGAATGCTGAATCCGGTGATTATAATGTTGCAGTAGGTAAATACTCTTTATATAACAATACTAGTACTCGTAATACTGGTATTGGATACTACACTCTATATAATAATACCGGTGCCGATAACACAGCAGTTGGTTATAGTGCGGCCAGTAGTAATACAACTGGTTATTATAACACTGCTGTTGGAAAAGGTGCTTTAGAAGATAACCAGACTGGTGCTACTAATACCGCACTTGGTTATTGCGCCTTGCATGAAACTGAAGCGAGTAATAACACCGCGGTGGGAGCCCACGCTTTGTTATGTAATACTAGTGGTGCCACAAATGTAGCTGTTGGTACTTACGCTTTAGAAAAAAGTACAACTGTAGACGGAAATACTGTAGTAGGATATGCAGCCGGATATAACAACACTACTGGTGGTTGTAATACTGCTGTAGGTCGATGGGCTTTATGCTCTAATACAACGGGTTGTAGAAACGCTGTATTAGGGGCTGATGCAATGTGCCTCAATACCACCGGAGACTTTAATACATCTATAGGTTATCAGTCGATGTTTGATAATATATCTGGTTATCAAAACGTTGCATTAGGTTATGCTGCGTTAGGAGATAATACAAAAGGTCATAATAATGTAGCTATTGGTGAATCGGCTTTACGTAAAAATATAGAAGCTCACGCAAATACTGCAGTTGGTAAGAGTGCTAATGCATGCAATACAACTGGAACATATAACGCATCTTTAGGTTACCTAGCGCTTAATAATAATACTACTGCAGGCTATAGCACAGCTATTGGAGCCTGTGCTTTATTTTGTAATACGACTGGAACCGGTAATTTAGCTATTGGTTTTTGTTCATTATTTGCTAATGTGACTGCTAATAATAACGTTGCAGTTGGTGATGAAGCAATACGTAACAATACAACTGGAACCAGTAACGTAGGTGTTGGAGCTCACGCGCTAATTATTAACACAGAAGGAGCTCATAACCAGGCTATGGGTACCGAGGCACTAAAGAACAACACTTGCGGTAGTTGTAATACCGGTATAGGTACAGAGGCTTTACGTACAAATTCTACTGGGAGTTCTAATGTAGGGATTGGATTCGTTTCGATGTATTTAAACAGTACCGGTGATAAAAATACTGCTCTCGGAGCATGCTCGTTATATTCTAATACTGTTGGTGATAATAATGTAGCAGTAGGTTACCATTCTTTATTACAAGCGACAACAGCAACCCAGAACATAGCTGTAGGTCAAGGTACATTGTATAATAATTTTCATGGTGATGCTAACGTCGCTATAGGCATGCAAGCGTTATATTCTAATAAATGTAGTTATAACGTAGCTATTGGTGATTTAGCTTTAAACGCTCAAACAACTGGTTATTACAACACTGCAGTTGGAGCATTAGCTAGTAGATGCAACCTAACCGGTACAGTTAATACCGCAGTTGGAATGTACGCTCTACATAAGAATACCACTGCTAGCCGCAACACAGCTGTAGGCTACGCCGCTTTAATATGTAATGAAACTGGGGGAGATAATACCGCTGTTGGTACTAATGCTTTATATAAAAATACAGCTGCTTTAAATACCGCTGTTGGTGGGTGTGCTTTAATATGTCAAACTACTGGTGGTTGTAATACTGCTATGGGGTACCACGCGATGATGAAAAATTGCGATGGTATCAAGAACGTTGCAATTGGTGCACAGGTTATGTGTGCTGGTTCTGGTGGAGATTATAATACAGCTGTTGGATACCAGGCAAATCGACTGCTGACAACTGGGACATCAAATTCTGTTTTCGGTTACCAAGCAATGTATTATAACACTACCGGTTGTAGTAATGTTGCTTTAGGTGGCAGCTCTTTATATTCGAATGTTACCGGTGATTGGAATGTAGCTATTGGACATTCCGCGATGTATAAAAATAACAGGACTGGGTATAATACCGCGGTTGGTCATGAAGCATTATGTAACAATGTTACAGGTACAGATAATGTTGCTGTTGGTTTTAGATCATTATGTAAAGCCACCGTTAATGGAAATACCGCATTAGGATCTAGCGCTCTTCGTAATACAACAACCGGGTGCTACAATATGGCAATAGGCTACCAGACGTTATATAATAACGATGAAGGTAATTATAATACTGCAGTTGGTGAACGCTCTCTTTATTCTACAGATTGCGGCCTAGGTAATACCGGGCTTGGTTCTACTGCATTATACGCTAATACAACAGGTTGCTATAACGTAGGTATAGGTGTAAATGCTGGTTGCAACAATACTGATGGCTGCTGTAATGTCTTCGAAGGATACGCAGCTGGAAGATATTTAGCAAATGGATCTACTAACTTAACATCTCCAGACAATAGTACATATATAGGATCTTGTACACGAGGTAAGGTTGTTGGCGACTCTAACGTAACAGTTATTGGATATTGTGCTTGTGCATGTGGAAACAACACAGTATCTATTGGTAACGGAAGTGTTACTGCTACACACATAGCCGGTACCGTCTGTTCTGCTAATTTTTGTGGTAGTACATCTGTTTGTGGTGCAGCTGTATGCGGTACGACCTCTGTTTGTGGTGCAGCTGTATGCGGTACTTGTGCTGTTTGTAGTCCTGCGATATGCGGCACAACAACTGTTTGTGGTGCAGACAGTTGTTTCGGTTCTATGGGTATTGGAACATCTTCACCAGGCTGTGGAGGATGTCACTTCTTAGTTGTTTGCGGTGTAGGAGCCTGTGGATGTGGATGTGGACCCGGGTCTATATTAGCTTGTGGTAATGTTGATGTATGTGGTACTTTGAGTAAAGCTTCCGGATGTTTTGATATTGTTCACCCGTTACCGGCAATGTCTGCTAGTAAGCGGTTATCTCACTCATTTGTCGAGGCTCCCCAGGCAGACAATATATACAGTGGTGTTGTGCAGTTAACTGCGGGTTCAGCTACAGTAAATATTGACAATAAACACGGTATGACCTCGGGTACATTAACCGCATTAAATAGATGTTTTAGAACGTTTACTACAAATGAAACTAACTGGGATCCGGTTAGAGGATCAGTATCAGGTAACGTACTAACGGTTGAGAGTTGTGTAGTAGATTCTACTGCTACAGTATCATGGATGGTGTTAGGTGAAAGACACGATCCTCACATGTATAATAATCCTTATACAGATGTAGATGGTAGGGTGCGAGTTGAATATGATGCTCCGGAGTAAGACTTTCAGAGGTTATCTGAAACAGCTAGAATGCCCTTAGGAGACTAAGGGAGACGCTTAGAAGATCTATTATCGATAACCTAATGCAACTAAACGTCTAATATCAGGTCCTACGTTTTGGGAGGTTCCATATTCATTATTAGTAGCAGAAAGCCCAGCAGCAAGTGATTTATACCATGTCGCTGTACTGTGACCAGAACTATTCTCCATGCTAGCATCAGCAGAAACACTATATGTTGCTGAAGTGCTATTTTTGTATAATACGGCAAGATCGATAGCAGCAGAAATATTTGTAATAATAGCGGTATTTCTATGATGTGTATGAGCACCAGCTCTATTAGGTGTACTAAGAATAATAACACGTGTCGTGCCGTTAGTGAGACCGGAAGCAGCTGCTAAAGCGTAAGTCCCTGCAATTGCTTTAGTATTTTCTAATGTTTTACCAGGAACTCTCCATAAGACACCGTAAGCAGATAGACCAGGTCCTCCAGTTACGTCTTGACAACCCCAGTGTTGTCCGTTGCCGGGTGATGATAAAATTCCGATTATCGAACTGCTTGTATCACCTGGTGTCATTCCGGATGATAATGTATCGAATCCAGATTTTCTTGCTATATTACCACCAACCCCCTGTGGTACAGTTGGTTCAAAAGATAGTAGGTTAGGTGCATCAGTTATAGGTATGCGTTGTAATATATCAGAGCCATCTTTAGTTGTACCTGGTGAGCCAACGTCAGTGTCTGATGCGTAAAAACCGTTAGGGTATGAAATGATTGGTTTATCCTCTGCCATACAAATATTTATACAAAAATGGTACTATTTACGCAAACTTAAACAAAAAAAAACAGCGGAGCTTTCGCTCCGCTGTTTCTGTGATTTGTCTCTCGACTGCTGCTTAATCAGCGACGTACTATTAGAAGTACACCGACTGAGAAGCTGGAGTGAACGCAGTACCAAGTCCCTGAACAAGCACGACATGATAGTAGAGATTTGCTCCAAAGATGTTGTCAACAACACCATAACGAGTAAGCAAGCCAACGCGTGGCGCGAAATCGTTTGGACCAATGGTTCTCTGTACCATGACAGGAATGTAAGGACAATAAATGATACCAGTATCGTAGAACTCAGGGCCTTTATAGCCGAGAAGTGCATACTCAATATTTCCGGTTCCCCCGGAGTAAGCGCTAGCATTCTCTCCAGTATAGTAACTGGACTGTTGAACTTCAGTTCTGGTATCACGGTAAACGTTAAATCTCCCACCAAGTGAACCAACCTTTGCAATACCGACAGGCTGTGTGTTTACATCACCCTGCACAGGTACCCACTGAAATTCAGGGAGCATCTCGAGGATGGCACAAACACGAGGAGTAGCAACAACAAAGTTAGCTGCTCCACGTCTGTTACGTACGGCAATACGATTGGCTTCAATGATAAGACGCTGATAGAAGTCCCTATTACGCTCCACCATCCAACGACCATCTGCAGAAGCAGGTGACCAGATAGAGTAGCCTGTATTAAGTCCAGCATTAAGAGCTGCCTGGATCATTCTTACGAGCATTTCACGGTCGATCTCAGCCTGAATCTCATACGACATAGCGTTTGTGATTTCGGCGTCAATATCGATACCATTCATGTTCTTAAGGTCTTGCTCAAGCTCGACGGACCAACGTGCACCAAGGCGGCGTGTGCCAGCCTCAACAGCGGTCTTCTCAAACTTAACCTCGACCTGAGGAATGTTACCAGTAATCTCGAAAGCAGACAGAATCTGAGCAACACCTTGATCTTGAACCGAAAACTGCCATTCAGCTGACGTTTTCGTTCCACTCAACCGATTCGAAGACGAACCAGTAAAGCGGGTATCAAGGAGTTGGTAACCAAGTTCATCAGCATTAAGACCGGCTGCGCCTTCATACTCAACGGTCGTACCACTAAGGGACGGCCGTAATCCTGGAGGTGATCCAGGACCAGTATTTGATGCGCGATCGGGCTCGTAGTGTCCGCCTACAAATCCGCCTTTACCATCAATACCGCTACCAAGGGTATCGGACTGATAGGCATAGCGAAGTGCAAATGCAAGTCCAACAGGACCAGACATAGGCTGAACACCAACGATTTCGTTAGTGATGAGCTCGGGGAACGTACGACGAATCATCGGGATTAAGACCTTAGGAAGACGAGCGTCGCCAGGCGCGTAATTATCTCCAGAATCAATAGTTCCGGGAGGGTTATATACGTTGTGCATGGATGCGCCACCACCAAAAGCACCGCCGTTACCGGAGGTGTTGGCTTCCTCAATACACCACTTCTCTTGGTTTTCAAGAAGAATGGCGGTATTCAGGCGGGTGTGATCGTCTTCAATGGGCTTAACACTATCAGAAGAATATTCAAGAACAGGTGCCCACTTCTCAAGAAGTGAATCTGCTCTATCTCTATCGATAAATGATTGTGGTTTATTCATTAGACGTTTCCTTTCATTTTTACCTCATGGGATCTAGTCCCAAGATACTCAGGTGACAAGCACCTCATTGTTCAGGGTTGAAATTATTTGTGTGATCTTTCTAATTCCTCCAAATAAGGGTTAGTGACCTTTTTCTTCTTCTCTGAAATCTTTGGTCGCGGGGCATCAGCTTTGACTTTTCGATGTGTAAATGCCTCTTCTTTAATAACACTTAGCCTTTCTTTTTCTTTCTTATCAAAAAGCCTCTCAGTGTAGTCGTAGTTTTCTTCAATAAACTTTGGTGATTTATCACTAAGAATTCTTAACATATACTCTTTCTTCTTACCTGTTAAATGTGATGTCTTGGATTCAAGGACAAGGTCAGCTTTTGTTTTTGTATATGCTTCTTTAAGAAGGTTATTCTCTCTTTGAAGTTTTACTACTTTCCGAGATAAACCATCAATTTGTGATTTACCATCAACAACAGCCTCTTTAACAGACTCACTCATTAAGGAAGAGTCAACCGCAAGAACTTTTCTTAAATTACTAAGAACTTCACGCGATGTCCTGTTTTTAGTAGCTTCTTCAATAGCTTTAGTTGGAACTGCTTCGAGGAGATATTCTTCTAAATAATCTGAAATACTTTCAACTAAAGTAGACTTAAACTTACTAGCTCTACCATTAAGTTCGTTTTCATAACGCTTAACAACAGTAATAAGCTTATTAGCATTATTATGATCAACTGCTTTAACTACTCTTTTAAGTTTAGATGTATGATCTTTATCAATTGAATCTACTAGCTCTTCAAGTTTTTCAGCATAAAGCTCATCTTGACTTGTTAAAGCAGCTTCAACTGATAATTGAATTTTTTCTTCAATAGCAGTTTCTATTTCTTTAACAGAATCTTCTGTTAAAACTTCAGCTGCTTGTTCTGGTAATGCTTTTGATTTCTTCATGTTTAAAAGAGTGGTTTTTCTGATGCGCGATTAATTTTTTTTGCAATTTTGTCTTCAATCACGCTCTTTAAATATTTATGTGCCTCGGCATAATTTTTCTTAGAAATATGCTCAATGACCTTAATAATCTTTAATTTTTCTTTAGCCATAATATTATTTATTATATTGATCTAATAAAGCTAAGTATTCTATCACGTAAAAAGGTATCAACCTCCTTTTTAGGTAGTCTTTCTAATGATTTTTCAAAATTTTCGTATACTTCTTCGTACTTATCATCGCCGATAACGACCCATTGCTTCGATTCTAAGATTCCATTAACAAAGGCCTTGGGGTAAGACGGGTCGGCAACACAGTCAATAGCTACGAGTTTCATGTTTTTTACGGTACTATGCTCGCTGCTCTCTTCAAGTGTTCCAAGCGCCCGTGAGGACATGCCAACTTTTACACCATCATTAATTAAAGATCTAACTATTTGACCACAGGGGGTTGATAAAACTTTTGACTTACCATAAAACACGTTACCGTCTTGTGTTAGCTCTGTTACCATGTGGCAAGCTCTTTCTAAATCAACATCTGCCGTGGTTGGGTGATTTAATTCTCCCATTGCGCGACCTGGCTTAATCATTTCTTCAATATATCGCGTTGATTCACGTTGTAATTCATCTAAAGGGTATAATCGATTATTCTTGTTAACGCCTTCAGCCATCATATAAGGGCCTTTTATGTAAAGATTGGATGGGGAGTTTCTATCTACTTCTTCTTCAATGTATTCGAACTCATCGTTCACATCGGGTTTTTCCACAACCAAGTTAAGTTTTAAAGCCATACTATTATTTAGTCACCCCTTATGATAAAGCTCCTTTTCTGTGATAATAATGAAGGTGAATTTGTGTTTTTTACAATATTGTCGAGCGGCTTTCCATTTTGCTTGATTAGTTATATACATTTTTTGTTCATATATTAAATGTTGCTTCTTTCTATATTTTGTTTGAGGCGGCTTGGTTTGCTTTGATGGCTTAATCTCTACAAGATAATTTATAATTTGGTTACCTTCTTTAATAGATACGAAATTATCAACATAATATTTATGAACTTTATTATCGAGTGGGCTTTGATAGGGTACAACTACATTTTCACTTCCCCATTTTATCACATTTGGGTTAGTATCGCAAAATCTAAAAAATTTTAATTCTAAACCGGAGCGGTAGATAGCTTTTGACCCAATAAACTTTTCAGAGTTTGTAGGTACAAATACACCTTGCCGCCATTTCTTTCTCATCCTACAAAGAACATTGGTGGCTCGGTATCACCGAGCCCTGGAGAGGCTCCAGTGAGAAGTTTTTCTTCGAGCTCAGCTTTTTTATCTAGACCTTCAGAAAGCATATCATAGTTTAAGGCACCGCCACCTAGCAGAGTAACATTACCGAACTTACCTCTAACCCGGCCGATAACTATCTGGGTGAGAGCTAAAGCATATTCATAAATCCACTGCTCCATTATTACGTCTCTTATAGGACGCTCGAGATAACATCCAAGCACACCATAAAATCTATCGCCCCCGGGTTGAGGATACATTTGCATGTATTGCGTTCTAGAATCAAATTTTACATCTCGACGAGTTGCTAGTAATTTTTCTCTAGTGTCAATCCATTCCTTAAGAGTATACCATGATACCAGATCAAAACCATAATTACCCAAAGCATAACTAAAATAGGTCTGTTGCGCGAGTGTTTGTTCTAATGTAAAAAGTGTATTAATACCAGTTGTTGACCCTTCTTCAAAATCTATCACATCAACCACCTTTCTATATTCCATGACATCATAATCAAATACGTTTTGATAATAATATGCGTCAGTTTCTACACCTTCAAAAGATATAGTTTGTTTGGGTGTTGCTTTAAAGAACCCGCTTAAAGTCGGTCGGTACGATGTTATGTCTTGATATAAAGAATGATCAAATATTTCAAAAGCCTCAATACCTGGTCCGCGACCAGCTGTTACATAAGCAAATATTGATGATAATTGAACAGATTCTGTAAAGGCTCCAGCACTTAAAGTTGACATGGCAACATATACTGACGGAGTTGTTCTTTGATAATTACCCCCTACTGTTCCCACTCCTCCGGTTGGATATGTTCCTCCTTCACTTTGATGACCACCGCTTAATAATGTTGGAGCCTGAGATCCATAAAATTCTGGACCAGGTCCCAGAGGATTGGTACCATCCGCTTTTTGGCCCTTTGTATCTAAGTCTTTATTTGCTAAAGTATATAAAAGGTCTAGTCTTATGCCTTTATTTGTTTCATACATGTCGGAGTCAAATATTAAATACTCTCTAGTGTAACCAGCGTATTTTGTAAAATACTCAACTGCAATTTGTATGTTTTGTCTGAGTTGATCTGTGTGTACCTCTAAGCTAATTAATGGATACCCTAGAGCTCTTTTAATTCTATCCCCTAAATTATCATAGGTTTTAATTTTACTATTTAAATTTGTTGATAAAAAAGCGGAAAGCGGTTTAATATTGCATGCAAGTGCCATAAAATTATTTATTCAGGCATAAATAAATATATGGCAACACCAACATCTAATTACGGAAGTGAATACTTTAATATAAATCAGTGTAGATCATATGGGATGAGACTGGCCGGTAGCTCAGCCTTAACATGTTTATCGAGTACAGATACCGGGGGTCATGGAGCTGGTCAGCCTTGTTCTGAAGTTATTATAGTAAATAAAACCACTGGTCTTTTAACTATATACACTAACAATTACGGACCGTTTGCCGCTGATTCACCGCAAGGAGTAGGCGGATCACGTGGATTCGTATTAGCTGCTGATGATTCTTTTACGTTTAGAGGGCTGACTAATGTTAACGAAGTGTCAGCAGCTGCAGTTACAGCTGGGGTGATTTATTACAGAACTCAGTTCTTTAGTTACAACCCACGTTAAACTACAGGCTCTTCTACTTCAACTTCTGTCTCAGCCACCTCTTCAGGTTCTGGTTCACCGACGTCGGCTTCACCGCCACCGAATTCTGGTATAGCGCCAGCGCCACCAACCCCGGCTCCTTCGCCGCCAACAGCAGCTTCGCCTTCTGCTAATTCACCGGCTAGGGCAGCTTCCTTCCAAGCAGGACCAGCAGCTGTAATTTGTGCCAGCTCCCATTGCAATTCTGCATCTTTTCTCAAGAATTCTCTGTTAGCTAAGATGTCTTTGTCTTTCCACCCAAGATACTTTTTCTGGGCGTAGGTTGCAGAAACAAACTCATTACCTGCTAAACGTTCATAATTACCTGCTTTAAGCTCAAGTCTTTGATTCTCTCTTAATTCGTAAAAATTAGTAGGTACATTAAAATCAACTTCAATATTCTGTTCATTAAGTTCTAATTTTTCAAATATACCCATTAAGGTTAAATGGGTAATAAATCCCTTTTTAAGACCTGCAGCAAATCTTTGCTGCTGTCTCATTACAAAGCGAGCAAATTTAAGTTCTTCTCTTAAAATTGTCGACCCATCAACAGAAGCTTGGTCTTGTGGATCTAATCTAGCAGACGGTACTTTAAGCGCTCTATAGAGCTTCTTAATAAAGTACATTAAGTCATCTAACTCACCGAGATTTGCGCCGCCAGCCATTTGTCTGACATCTGTACCCTCAGATCCTTGGCGTTTGGCAAACCAAAATGCATCAAGCATTGATTGAGGATTAAATTTCTTTACTACATCACTTTGATCAATATCAAATGTTTTTCTAGACCAATATTGTGAAATAAGTTTTTTAAGATATGCTTCAGCTTTAGGAGGTGGCATGTTACCTACATCGACATTAAACACTAACCGTTCCGGAGCTCTAACTAAGCGATAGATAACAATCGCATCTTCAATTAATGATAATTGTCTATAGGGACGTCTAGCATTTTCTAAGAAAGGAATGATAAAATTCTTTGTTTCATTATAAACCCCAGAATTAACATACATAATCTGGTTTTGATCCATTGGAATAAATTCAACTTTTTCTACTTTTGCGGGCTGCGACGGGCTAAAAATTGGCTTTCTATAAATATACCCCTTTACGAGCATATTCTGTATATTATTGTATACAGGGTCTATAATTTCAGAAGGTAAATTAATAACACCCAACACACCATCCTTAACGTATCCTTCATGAATAATTTGCTCAAAAAATACTTCTCCCTCTACCAGTAATTGTCTAAAATATTGCCATCCTTTATTTTTAAGATCGTAATATTCAACATATCTATGAAATTGTGTTTCTAATTCATTTTTTTCATCTAGAGTTAAATCGATTTCTTTTAGCTGTAAGCTTGTAATCCACCCCGAATCATCCGGATTAATGGTCTCGTCACAAATTTCATCTAACGCATCAGATATCTCAGAATAAGCTGCCATTATCCTATAGTCTCTTAGTCTACCAGCTTTATCATCCTGTATGTTAGCATACATGACGTCACCAAAAGAAGAATCTTTAGCGAAGTCACCTATAGGAATATTGTTATACGGGTTAGAAGAAGATATTGAGGTCTTAGCTAGAGCCTCAGCTCTTTTCATACCAGCTTTTGCAAAAAACTTATATTTGGGGTTTAGGGCGTCATTTTCTTCTCTCCCGTCTGTTGCATACGGTAGTCTATTTTGGATGTAGCTAATTAAACTTCTTCCAAAAGTGGAGGCGCGACCGTCGTTTGAAACGTACGAGCGATTTTGATCTGAGCTTGTTGATGATCCGGATCCAGGCATTATATATATTTATACGATTTTAAGGATAGAGCTACTGGCTTGATAAGAAGTTGCCCATCCGGCTTCATTTGCGGTTATGATTGTAAATTCACCACCTTTTGAAGCACTAAGTGAAGATAAGGGAAAAAAGAAATTAACTACGCTATCATTAACGACTTTATAAAATGATTCTGCAAGCTCGTAACCACTTATTGTATTCATTTTAGCAGATGTAATGGATGTAAAGTTAGTAAAAAATCCCTCATTACCCGCTAAAGCTTCTGCTTGTTTTACGTATGAACTTAAATAAAATTTATTACTCGTATTAAGTCTCTTTCCATATAAAATAAAATTACTGGTTGTACTACTAGGGTTAGTACAGGATAAAATATTAGTAACTACACCTAAAGGAAAATTATTAAGTGGGTAGTAAGTGCCTGTGGTAGAGTAAAAAATATTAGTGAATTCAGGAATACCAGATACAGTTATTGTTTCTGTATAGTTTGTAGGTACACTTGCATTAAAGCTTGATAAACTACCATAACCAAGCTCTTGAAAAGTATTGTTTTCTACCGGTACAGTTGGATCAAGTGGTGAATAGATCTTATTAGCTAAATCTACAGCTATAAAATTATTATCAATCTTATAAATACTACCTTGTGTGCTTTTTTGTTCTGGGAATAACCACCCCTTAATTGTAAATGTTGTGTCAACAGTTATTCTAAATTTATCGCTGTATGTAGTATCTGTTGGTGTTGAATAACTTAAATTTCCATCCCACAATACCTCGCTTCTTATCTCCTGTGGGTATTGAGCACCGAAATCTGATGGTACTTCCCAAGTAAGAATAATATAAGGATTATTATACGGTACAAAATTCGATACAATTTGATCTACATCTTGCATATATCTTGCAAGAATGGACATGCTAACTTCTAAATTAACAGGTACTGGCATTAAAAACTTTGAAGATGATTTAGGATTTTCTTCTTTCTGAGCCGGTATATATGATGGTGCTAATTTGTTAAACACTCTATCATTATCTCTTGTTACACCTGTTAAGTTTACTGCTACAACCGGTAGTGTTAAATTTTGCGCTTTGTTTATGATATCATACATTACCCTCTGTTTAGGGGCAAATACATAACGAACTTCAATATTGTTTCCAGGGTTCCTATCCTTATTAAATCTACTAATGACAGTATCATCAAACGCAGCTATAAACTGTGTAAGTAAATCTTTAATTTCAAAATGAAACGCTCGGTTCTTCATGCGTACTACTATATTTATTACAGAAACCTGTCGATGAAATATTTTGGCAACTTATGCTTGTTATTTACAACACTCTCCACGACAGCACCATCTAAGATATAGGTTGTACAGTAGTCCTTTTTAGATCTTACCCCTCTACCGCACGACTGAATTACTGAACATAACATTTTATTTGAATACCAATTAAAATCATCTTTCATTAATCTTTCAATCCGTTTATCTTTTGTTGGTAAATACGGTGCTTTAATAATAATTTGAAATCTAGCTAGATCATCTTTTAAGTCAACACCGTGTGACATAGAGGGTGATATTAAAACTGTTGGATCAGTACTAACTAAATGTTGCTCTAAAATTTCTTCATTACGTATACCTGGCTCTCTAATTAAAAATCTTTGTTTAGTTAATTGTTTTAATAAAAATGACGTTATAGTATTATTATGTGTGTGAATAATGCCTTTATCTTTTTTATGATATTCACAAATACTTTCGACCTGCTTAATAATTTTTGGTAAACTTCGTTTTAAATTATGGTAGTTTAGCTTAATTTTTGTATTACAAAATATAGGAGCGTTTTTCGGATTGAATGACGATTCAGCTTCAACATACTTAAATTTATCTATACCAAGAGTTTTACAGAAGTTTGCAGGGTCGATAATTGTAGCTGACATCAATATTACCTTATCCGCATATTTAAATAAATGATTAGAGAGATTATTTACTTTTAACGGCATAAATGTAATACCATCTTTATCTGTTTCATAAAGATATTCACTATCATTC